GGGTTGCCACCAATGACACCCCGATTTGCGTTGTAGATAACAGTGTATTTGGAACCATTTCCATAATATTTCTTGGCAATGTTCCAAAGACTGTCACCTTTTACTACTGTGTACGATTGTGAAGCTGCCGGGGCAGGTGAGTTGTTAGTTTCACGCGCAGGTTCTGAACTTGCCTTTGGCTTTGCACCCGCAAGGGAAATGTTTATTGTCTTTGTACCATAGTCTTTCCACTGCTTCAGGTTGAACTTCACGGTGAAATCAAAACCGTTCTTGGCTTCCTCTGTGATTTTATAATCTTCCAGTGACACTTTGATGTTCGTATTCAGTAATTGCTTATTACTGGGAAGTTTCCGGCACACAATAAACTGGAACGGTTTTTGGCTTGTTTTCAGTTCCTCAAAGATATCCATAAAATACCCGGCATCCTTGAAGCCATCTTTATATACTGCAAACGGATACTTCACTTGAGGAATCAAGCATTCAAATTCGATATCCGTAAGCCCTGATTTTTTTAGAATATTGATTTCACCATCATTAATCAGGTTTATTGTTTTGTTGTTATTGTTAATTTTTATCTGTATCTTGTCAGGGGTGACAGGTAATAGACAATTTTTCAAGTATACATCATATCCACTTTTTGCCATCTACTCATGCACCCCTTCCGTGATAATGTCAACAGCTTCGTTGACCGAATCTGTAAGACCTGACACAAAACTATCAAGGTCATCACCGTTTTTAATAGTATTCTGCATCCCTGACTGGTCAATGTTGATTTCTGCGACTGTGTACTTATTCACTGCTTCCTGTTCCGCAATGTCACGCAAATACTTCAAATCTTCTTCCGTAATATCCATTGCATCGGAAATATTTCCTGTTTCATCCGCAATAGTTCCTGTATTGTCAGCTACGGCATTTAACGTTGACATGTAATCTTCTGGATTTGGTATTTCTGATGAACCAAACAAATCTGACAAACTGAAATTAGAAACTTTTTCAGCGATACCGTCACCCCATGCGGCACCCGCATCAAACGCATCAGAAGCCCAGCCATCTTGAAAGGTATCAAAGGTTGACATACCGTTATTGAACGCATCCGCAACTGACGTGTATTCCTTTTTGCTTCCGGCTGCTTCTGCTGATTTAGCTGCATATTCATCTGCTGCGGACGTGATACCTGAATAATCAAACTCCACAAACGGCAACTTGTTCAGTGATTCACATATTCCGGCAACTACTGTCAGGACAGTGGAAAGCAAATCATACCACCATGACTGAACAGAACAGATTGCATTGTGAAATGCTGTCATAATGTTGGATGCTACTGCTCCGATAGCGCTTCCAATACCAAGGGCAATATTCGCAACGGTCAAACCCAAGTTTTTGAAAAACTGAATCACCACATTGATACCACCAGTCATCACACCAAAACCAGATTCAGCAACCCCGGTCATTTCTGCGATTTTATTGCTAACCACAAAAATAACCGCAATCAATGCAATAATAAGCAGGATTATCCAAACAAGCGGGCAAGATAAAAATGCAGTATTTAATCCATATTGTGCAGCTGTCGCTGCCGCCGTTGCAGATACTTCTGTTCCGGTTGCCGCTGCGTGTGCATAGGAAGCAACACACATTGCAATTTTTACTACTGTGCCAATCAATTCTGCCGCCTTTGTTATTGCTAAGTAAGTACCATATAAGGCTAGTGCAGCAATGACACCGTAAATAATGGGGCTGATAATTGACCAGTTATCGGCAATTACCTGATACACGGAAAAAGCACCGTTCACCAATGTTGCCAAAATACCAAGTATAAACTGTAAAGCTTCCGAAAAACCATATACAATTCCTTCAATTGTTCCCCAGTTACTTTCAATGGCATCTACAAACAGCATCACATAGGGATAAAGCTGACCGCCAATAACTTCAGATACATCACCCCAGGCATTTCTTAACTGAATAATTCGCCCTTCCGGTGTGTTGCTCATGGTTTCGTACAATCCAGCCCACGATTCATCAATGACGCTGGTAATAGCGGCTGCGGCTTGCATGTCACTACTCATTGAAAGATATTCAGCCCCAAGTACGGCAACAATCTGTGCTTCTGTAGCTGTACCTTCAATGATTGCTTTCTGGGCATCCGAAAATTCAAAGCCTTTCTTCGTCATGGCATCATATGACCCTGACATTATTTTCCCAAGCCCTGTTGCATAATCAACCATTGCCCTTGAATCAAGTTCACCACCGCCTGACATACCCATAGCATAATTACTAAGGGTGTCCATCATAGAAGTAAGAGCTTCAACATCCGTGAAATAGGTTGATAATTCAGCAGCACCCGCAATCATGGCTTCATCACCATATATACCTCTTGACTGTATATCGGAAGCCTTTTTTGTTACAGTATCAAAGGCATTTTCCAATGCAAGAGTGTTTGCGGAAATATTTACTGTTATATCATCCACGCTGCCCTGAATGGCTGCAATCTCGTTGATTGCGCTGCTGGTATCGGCGGTAACATCAATCTCAAACTGTGTAACATAATCTTCATCCATCATATTGCTGAGAACGGTCATAAGCTGTAATTCAGCGTTTAACTGTGTGTTATATGCACTTGTGGTATCAGAAATATAGCTGAATGCTTTTCGTATGCCAGCAACACCAAGAAAAGCAGAAGCGGCTTTTGCAATCATGCCTTGCAGGTTACCTGCTTCATTTACACCTTCCCGGATTTCACGGTTGAACCGCCCCTGTTCATCAACGTTATCCCTGATATACCTTTCTGTACCGCTAACTGTCTGTGATAACCTCAAATAAGCATCATTTGCAGCGGAAACATCCATATTCTGCATTGCACCATTAAGGTCATTTTGCGCCTGTAATGCCTGTGACAATTGAGCGCGTAATTGTTCCAGTTCTGAATTGGCGATATCCGTTCCCAAATTTACCGGGTTGTTCTCAATCTGCTGGATACGATCACGCACATCATCAATCCTGACCGCTAAGCTGTTCAGATTTTGAAATGCTTCCGGTGGGAATATATTAGTGTTATATGCCTGTTTAGCAATACTATCTTGTGTACTGCTCAACTGCTCCAACATAGTGTTTGTACTTTGAACTTCCTGTTGAAAGCGGTCAATCCCTGTACTTGTAAACACGTCAAAGCCATCTGTTACCCACTCTACCGGAATTTCAACCGGGGCAGGGGGTGCGTTAGGTTGAATCTCTGGTCTGATAGGTTCAGGGTTTTCAACAAGAGGGGCAGGGAGGACAGGTTCAACGGGTATAGTTATAGGCTCTTGGTTACCACCATCTACAACAGGCGGTACAATATCCGGTGCTGTCTGGTTCTGCATAGCAGCATTTAATTCATCAATTGCCATGGTAACCTGATTGATTTCATCACGTGCACCCTCAAGGGATGACGTGTCAATATCAGCGTTCATACTATGCTGCATATCTTCCATGCCGGAAACTGCAAGATTTACCGCGTTAATGATACCGTAAATCACACTGGTAAACTCATCATTAAGTTCTATACCTGTCTGGATGCCTGACATTTCCGTCACCTGCCTTTCTTCTTAGCTTTCTTTTCAGCCTTTTTCTTTTCTTCTTTGTCCTTTTCCATTTTTATCTTTATAGCTGCGACAACAAAAGCTTTTTCCTGTTCATCCATTTCTAAAAAAACAGATGGGAGTATGTGAAGTTTGTGAAGGGCATAGTAAGCATAATTCGCTTCACCATCCCCTTCTTCAATTAGTTTTTTGCGTCATCCACCTTGTCATCAAAAGACTTGGTAAATCCCTGAAACTTCTGCATCCAAGTGGTAAATTCCTGATATTCCCCGGCTTCATCTACCATAGCAAAAACCAAATCTTCCGGGGTCATGACACCGTATGAGTCCTGCAATTCCTTATCATACAAATCTGGGGAGACAGTAGCTGCAACAATCATTTTTGACAGATACTGGGATGTGTTAAGTTTTGGCCGGAATAAGTTCGGCTTTCCGGTAACCTGCACTTCTATGGTACAGGAATCGCGTAATGTTTCATTTTCCTTTGACCCAATGTGCCGGAACTCCCATTTAAGGGCTTCGCCGTTTTCATCCATCATGGTATCAGTGGGAGCGTGCATTTCATTTTTCTTTTCAACTTTGTTGACCTTCATAAATTGCTTAAATTTGGACATTTTTGTTATTTCCTTTCTGTTGTTGGTTAGACAATAAAAAATCCCTTATATGACCTTATATGAAAGTCACACAAGGGTTCTAATTGTTTAGTTGGTAAGAAATCCGGTGAGGTTTGCAAAAGCTTCCGGCATGGAAAAATCTTCAAAGGTTCCTTCAATATCTTCATCCAGATATTCACCATCTGCATCAAACTTCGCAAGCACCCCACCATCCGTATTGCAATCGTAAAGAATTATGGTCTGTCTTTTTGCCGCACTGGTAGGGTCATCATTAGTGATTTGCATTTCAAAGTACACGTCAATACCTGTATTCTTATAATCAAGCAGTGCCTGACGAAACACTGACTGATTGTAATGCACCGTACCAGAAAACGTACCTTCCATGCCGCAAGTCTTGTGACCCACCATGGTTGTTCCGAGGCGGGGAACTTTAGCCTTAGTTTTATCAACAGTTGCTTCCATATCAACCATCTGCATAAAATTATAGCGCCGCGTACCAATTGTGATAAAGCACTCTGCCAGCTTTGCAGCAATGGTGTCTTTACCCTTTACAATGACATTATTCATTCTTTTTCACTCCTTCCTACTTAACCGTTGTAGTCATGTATAATTTACCCATTGCATTCACAACTTCGACTGTACCAGTTACTACAACTGTTTTTTTGGTATCCCCCTGTGCAATAGAAACATCAGAATCGGCGAAGTTTTCAATTGCACCGTTATCTTGTAACACCTGACGGATTTTCACCAGGTCAGACCAAAGGGACATTCTGCCGGATGCAGTGTTTGGTACAACACCAAGATACTTAGTGCCAAACAGCACGGCATCATCATTCCCCAACTGGTCAATAACGCGGATGGTTTGATTATCCTTGAATACGTCTCCTTGTGTGTCCGAAGTGGTCACCATACTATTGATATCCTCAAGGATACGGATATCAGAATTTACCCTGTGAAGCACCAATTCACCCGCTTTAATTGCAGCAATCAACTGATTTTGCGTATAAGCAGTATTAACAGAAAAAGCACCGTCATACTTCTTATTCTGACAGGACTTATTTACCGCACAACCGCATTCCGCACCAGTTACCCAGTACACAAGGGACGCTTCTGACCATGCTGCATCAGTGACTTTGTTCTTCACATTGATAACACCCATGTAATCAGCCGCATAATTATGTATGACCAACTGGGACTTGATACCC